ATCCTCACTAAACACACTAAGATGCTTAACGACTGTAAAGCAGGTATTCGACCCTCTGTTTTTTGGCAAGATGTGCTAAAGGACGAGAGGCGGCCTATGGCGAAAGTAGACGCTGGGAAAACCCGTCTATTCTCGGTAGGAGATATGGTTTTTAATCTAATCTTCCGCCAATATTTCCTAGGTTTTGCGGCTCACATGATGATCAACCGTATTGAGCTCGAATCTTGCATTGGCACTAACGTCTATTCAAGAGATTGGTCACTGATTGCCGAGCGCATTCAACAACTTGGTGATAAAGTGATTGCCGGAGACTTCTCTAACTATGACGGCACGTTGAACGCTCAATTCCTTTGGGCTGTTCTTGAGGTAATCGATAACTTCTATGAGGCTGCTTCGGCAGAAGATAAATTAGTTAGACGTGCCTTGTGGTCTGAGATTGTGAATTCTATCCACGTTTCTGGCAACCACGTTTATATGTGGACCCACTCAAACCCTTCTGGATGCCCCTTGACAGCTATATTGAATAGTGTCTACCACTCTCTCTCTGCGCGATATGTATTTATTGCTCTCGCGTGGGAGAATGAAGCTGAACTAGCCAACATGCAGGCTTATAATAAGTATGTTCGGCATGTCAATTATGGTGACGATGATGTCTGGAATATTTCGGACTCAATTATTTCTTGGTTTAATCAAGATACGATCGCGAAAGCGTATGAGACTATTGGCATGACTTACACTGATGAGGCAAAGACCGGAACTTGTCTTCCTTTCAGGAAGATGTCAGAGATCGCTTTTCTTAAGCGTGAGTTCCGCTGGGATGAAACTCAAGCACGCTACCGCGCCCCGCTGTCTCTTGATACTATTCGGGAGATGCCGATGTGGGTGCGTAGTCGCGTTGATGTGTATGAACTCACAGCGACAACTTTGGAAGAAGCTGTTCATGAGCTCGCCCAACACGGGCGTGATGTTTTTGAACGTGAACTTCCCCGTTTTGAGGAAGCCCGACGGATTATTGGGAAAAGAGTGAACTGCACTTTTCTCTCTTATGATGCTTACCAGCAGCTGGAGACAGTTCGTTGGTGTGCCACGCAGTCGAACGAAGAAAAACCTCGTGATCGGGGCTCCATTCAGATCGACGAAACGAGTGGAGCAGCAAATCCTGCTGAGGTGCGGAAATCTTTGCGGACGTACGCGGTGTCAGGGTTATTTAGCCCTATTGGTGAGTGTGTGGACACCTTAAATGATAGGCTACTCACCCGTCGTGCTGGAAGGTACGGATTAAGTTCGCCTCCTTCCGAAGAAACCGGACTTGCTCAATCTAATGAATCAAGCTCAGCTGGAGGCACATCTAGCATTCTTCCCGGTGCAGCGTCAATTGATGAACGTGAGGAACTTATCCTTTTTCACGAAGAAGGAGAAATAGCTTCTGGTGGTTTCACTGGTAGCGCGCTCTCTCACATAGTCAAGCCCGCGAAGGACTCTTTGACAAATGATGTAGTCGGATTTTTATCCCGACCGATCAAACTTGCAAGCTTTGCTTGGGCTACCGCTCAGGCGGCTTATACCGACCTCACACCTGCAATTAACCTGCCTTTTGCTTGGTTGAACAATCCTATGGTTCGTGAGAAGCTTCAGGGCTTCAGATATATCCGTATGGATCTGGAATTCAAGTGGCAGATTAATGCTCAACCTTTCAACGCTGGACGTTTGCTTATGGTTTTTTTACCTATGCAGCAGCAGCTGGCCTCTACTCCATCTAACCAATGGTATTTTGGAGGCTTAACTGGCTATCCACACGTTGAACTTGACCTTTCGGAATCGACTTCAGGAACTCTCACAGTGCCCTTTATCATGCCACTCATGTACATTGATCTTATCAATGGTGCTGGGTGCATGGGACAAGTGCGCACTATTGTCTACTCTCCCTTAACAGGGAGTGCAGACGTTGATGCAACAGTCTGGATGCGCGCAATGAATATTGATGTGCAGATGCCAACCGGACTGCCCCTAGTAACTCCTCTTCCAGGAGATTCTGGACCTGCCCAATCTAATGAAGACCCCTGGATCGCCCCCGATGGATCAACGTTAGTGCCGGAACTAATCTCGGAAACGGGAGATGCCCCTGGTATTGAAGCAGAGCAGGCTGCATCTTCCAGTGGAACGAAAATCTCTAAGATCATGAGAACCACTGGAACTATTGGAAAAGCTCTCGGACTTATCCCAACGGTTGGCCCCTTTATCGCGGCCGCCGGTTGGGTTGCTTCAGCAGTAGGTGGAATTGCTGCGCTTTTTGGTTATTCTAAGCCAGTTGATGGGGCCACTGTTACGATGGTGGTACCTCAATATGCGCGCAACCTTGCCAACTTTGCTGGAGACTCGAAGGCCAAGATGCTTGCCCTCGACAACCGGAACAATGTTGCTCAACCCATTGGACTATATGGAACCAATAAGGATGAGATGTCATTGGCTTACATTCTCAGTAGGCCAGTGTATATGGACAGATTCTCTTTTACACAAGTTCAGCCTCAGGATGCTATCATCTGGAGCTGGCCTGTTGATCCAGCTTGGGCTGTTGTTCAAACGATTTCGACCCCCACTCCTCGCGGAACATTCAAGTTGAATACTATGCTCTCTTATCTTTCTGAGAGCTTTCAATTTTGGCGTGGGTCTATTGAATACAACTTCAAGCTAATCAAAACCGTTTTCCACTCAGGCAGATTTAGAGTGGTTTTCGTTCCTTCTGCCACCCCCGAAACTGATGTAACGACCATTGATTTCAATAAGTGCTATAACCAGGTGTATGATATTCGCGAGCTGACGAACTTTTGTTTTTCAGTACCGTTCGTGAACAATGCACCCTGGAAGCCTTTGACTATCCCGAGAGATGTTCTTAATCGAACCGTTAATACTTCTCGGTGTACTGGTATGCTATATGTACAAGTCCTCAATTCTTTGAGGAATCCAGCCACAGCAGCAGATACCATTGATATCATTGTTGAGACCAGAGCTGGAGATGATTTTCAGTATGGTTTCTTCGGAACAAATGACGAACTTCCGATCGCCTACATCATGCCAACTGTTGCTCCAACTGATGGACAGATGGATGAGTTTGGTCCGGCCCAAGGCTGTGAACAACTGTTTCCATCTCCAGTCGATAGAACGTACAATCCTAACCAAATCGGAATGGGTGAGGTTATTACCTCAACTCGGCAAATTCTGAAGAGGTACGTCCCGCTTCCTGGAGTCCTACCAGCACCATCCAACATTGAGACCAAGCTTCTTAGATACTGGCCTCAAATTACTGGTGCTTCTTACAATGGAACTGCTGTTGGTATTGCAGCAGACAACGTCTATAACTCGACCATTGACCGAATTACTCAACTCTTTAGATTCAAGTCTGGAGCGATGAGAGTGATGATCTCAGCTGTATTTGCTAAACCAGAAGCAGCCGTCGCGAATGCGATCAATCCATGGATCATCTCAGCGTTTTCATATCTTGAAGGCAATCCCGCTAATCCTCCTACGGGGTTGTTTGTAGAGGATGACCAGATCACACGTTTCGGTGAGCGCACTTTTGCGATCCCGCAGCAGATGTATTTCCCCAACCAAGAAGGAGTTGTGGAAGTTGACGTTCCCTTTTACCAACCTTACCCAATATCTTTAACGGATGTTGGGCGTCCTTCATATCAAGATGAGACATCAAATAGTCGCGTGCCTTACAACGCTGGTACTAGTATTACCGTTGAAGATAATGGCGCCGCCTTTGTCCGTCTCATTCCGGGAGAAGATTTCTCTTTCGGATACTTGATGGGCCCACCCGTCACGGGCCTAGCCCCCCTCTAGACTAATTGTCGTAGCTAGCTTCTCCCCCACAAAGGGAGTGAGCTGGAGAGAGACTGCTAAAGCATTCTCTTTGAGTTAAATCGATTTCAGATTTTACCTCCCATGAGGGGGTTTTTGCTGAAGTCTCTCAGAGAGGGCACTTCTTTCGTTTACGACATCGACCGATTAATGCAGTTATGATGCCGAC